CCGGGCCTGGGCGACGTGGACAAAGTGCTGGAGCCGGCGGAGCGAGCGGAGTACATCGACGAAGCGCGGACGTTATCGCGGATCATCGGCGAGCCGGTGCAGGCGCAAGCGAAGCGTAAGGCCGCATAGAAGCGGCACAGCCTGGCGGAGCGGGCTCAAAACTACCCCGGTCTAGTGGCACCGACAGGAGAACCACGCATACAGAGAGCGAGCGAGTGCCGGTGATGTGTGGCGAGCGGTGCCTGGAGCTGGCGGACGGGGCGCGGGTGGCGCGGCTGGCGAGGGCGGCGAACGCGGAGCTGGTGAGACGGCGGCGGGACGGGAAGCTGGTCGAGATACAGCTCCACGAAGCCGGGGACGACTCGGCGAAACGCGCGCGCCTCGGCAATCCGCGGCGCTATTCGCACGATCACGAGACAGACGACAATCCCGAGAACGTATGGACGCTGCGGGAGATTCCGAGCAAAGCGCGGCCGGTTTTCCTGACGGTCGTGGCAGAGAGTTTCGGCGGGGTGTTGCATGAGTGAGACGGGAGCGGACTGAATTGGCGATCGCTGCGCGCGAGATCACGCAAGGGATGGCGACGGCGGCGGCGGCGCCGTATTGCGCGTATTGCCACGGGTTCGGCTCGCGGCCGCTTCGCTTCGGGAAGTCCGTCACGTGCAATTGCGTGTTGCGGGGCGTCTTCCGGGCGTGCATGCGCAGATACGAAGAAGTAACCGAGATGGTCGGACAGACGTGCGGGAAGGTGTGCCTGGAAGTGTACCAAGGGCACGCCAAGGTGGCCCTAGGCTACGGCAACAAGAACGCCGAATATAGAGCCGACGTGGAGCTAACCGCGCTGCGTGTGCTGACCGCCGACGAGCTGGCCTTGTTCAAGCTGCATTTCCTGGCCGGGATCGACTGGCACGGGTGTTGCCGGAAGCTGAAACTGGATCGCGGGAACTTCTTTCACAAAGTGTACGTGGTGGAGCGGAAAATGGGGCGGGCGCTGGCGGAAGCGGGCGTCTACCCGTCGCGCACGTATTTCGGGGGAGTGTTCCTCGAAACGGGGCAAGTTGGCATGTATCACGTGATGGGAAGGGCGGCATGAACCCGAGCTGGTTGCCTGGAATCGTCGGGTCGGCGCTGACTGTGGTGAACCTGATCTGGACGGGGCTGAATTTGCAGATGCGCGCGGATGTGAAGGCGGCGTTGTCGGAACAGACGTCCGAGCTGAAAGCGTGGATGGCGGAGTTCTACGTGTCGAAAGAGATCTACCATCTGCGCCGCAAGCCCGAGGGCGAGGGAAGCGAGTAGTGGATCTGGGCAAGGCGCTATTTCTCTCGTTTGTCACTCTGATGGTCGCGGACTTGATCGAGGCCATAGACAAATGGTTGAGCGGTGGCTAAAGCGCGGCCGAGCACGAGAGCCAGGGCGCGGGCGTTTCTGGCGGCATACCGGAAGACGTGCAACATCACGGGATCGGCCGCGGCGGCAGGGATCAGCCCACGGCAACACTACCGGTGGCTGGAGAAATACGCGAAGTACGCGGCGGAGTTCGAGCGGGCGACAGTCATCGCGGGCGACTACCTGGAGAGCGTGGCAGTGAGGCGCGCTGCGCTGGGGTGGAATGAGCCGGTGTTTTACCAGGGCCGGCGATGCGGGAGCGTGCGGCGGTTCGACGGTGGACTGATGCAGTTCCTGTTGCGCGGGGCGAAGCCGCAGAAGTACAAGAACACGACCGAGTTGACGGGGAAGGACGGCGCGCCGATCGCGGCGACGCTCGAGGTGGTGTTTCTGAAACCTGGGGCGCCGGCGACACCGTGAGAGCGGAGTTTCCGGAGAAGGTCCAGTTTCTCTTCGAGCCGCACGACTATAAGGTCCTCTTCGGTGGGCGCGACGGGATCAAAAGCTGGTCGATCGCGCGGGCGCTGTTGATTCTGGGCGCACAGACCCGGGTGCGCTGGCTGTGCGCGAGAGAAACACAGCAATCGATTGCGGAATCGGTGCACTGGCTGCTGGCGGACCAGATAACACGGCTAGGCCTAGCCGATTTTTACCGGGTGGAGAAGGCCCGGATCGTGGGCACGGTGGAGCATAAGACCGGGATGTACGGCCGGCCGATTGAGACACCCGGCGCGAGCGAGTTCGTGTTCGCCGGCCTGAAGCACAACGTCAACCAGATCAAATCCTTCGAATCGCTGGATGGGGTATGGGTGGAGGAGGCTGCGAACGTCTCGAGGAACTCGTGGGAAGTAGTGATTCCGACCATTCGCAAGGAAGGTTCCGAAATCTGGGTGAGTTTCAACCCAGAGCTTCCCTCCGACGAAACCTTCCTGCGATGGGTGACCAACCCGCCGCCGGGCGCGGTCGTGGTGCGTACCAGCTACGAGGATAACATCTGGCTTTCGGAGACATCGAGGGCCAAGATCGAGCACTTACGGGCGAGCGACCCGGAGACCTTCGACGTGATTTACGGCGGGGCGACCAAATCGGCGATCGAGGGCGCGATTTACAAAGCCGAAATCGCGCTCATGGAAAAAGAGGGGCGCATCACCAAAGTGCCCTACGATGCGACGGTCCCGGTGCACACGTTCTGGGATTTGGGGTGGGGCGATCTCTACTCGATCTGGTTTGTGCAGGCCTTCCCGTTTGAGTGTCGTCTGATCGACTACGCGGAAGGGTGCCATCAGTCGGTTGCGGACTGCGTGAAGCTGCTCCAAAGCAAGCCCTACGTCTACGGGACGGACTACCTGCCGCACGATGCGACTTCGCACAACATGGCGACGGGCAAGTCGGTCGAGGGAGTCATGCGGTCTCTGGGCCGCAAGGTGACGGTCCTGCCGCGGCTGTCGATAGCCGAGGGGATCAACGCAGTGCGTACGATCTTCCCACAGTGCTGGATCGATGCCGAGAAATGCGCGGATGGGTTGCAAGGACTGAGGCGCTACCGGTACGGAGTGGTCGAGACACTGGGCGTGCCGACGAGAGAACCGCTGCACGATGCGGCGTCACACCCGGCGGATGCGTTCCGCCAGATGGCGGTAGGAATCAAGCCGCCGCGGAAGCAACCGCCGAAGGGGGCGCAGGCGCCGCGGCCGGTATCGGCGTGGTCATAAACATGACAAATAATCGAGAGTCTCATGCCTACGACTGGCGGAAGGGCGGCGAGCAATCGGCGCCGGCGAAGAAAGCCAGAAAGCCAGAAAGCACGAAAACGGCGAAGTCGGCGGGGGAGCTGACGGCGGCGAAGCGGAAGGCGCAGGCTACCTCGACGTTCGGGGTGCCGGCGGCGCGGAAAAAGAAGATCGACGCGAAGGCGGACGGGATTGTGGGGGAATAGATGACGCTACGCTGGCGTACACGCAAATGGAGCTACCGGATCCGTTTCTGGCGGGGCTGGATATTGGCGACAATGCGACGGATTCCTGGGGGGGAATAAATGGGACACGCTTACGATTTCCGCGACAACGAAGGGCCGAAGGGAACGAAGATGCCGTCGGCCGGGCCGAAGACGCTGAAGCGGCTCGAGGTGACACCGGGCAAGAACGGCGGCCACTCGGTCAATCACGTGTTCAACTACAACCCTGGGCCGGGGCCGAGCCATCCGGACGAAGAGCATATCTTTGGCGCGAGCGAGGGGCCGAAGCTGATGGCTCACCTGCAGAAGCATTTGGGGATCAAAGCGCCGGCGCCGCCTCCGGTACCGGCGGCTGGGCCGAGCGCGAACGCGCTGGCGCAGTGAAAGCGGCGGTCAATCCTATCGCGGCGGGGCGGCTCCGGCTGGTGTGCGTGAAGTGCACGCGAGAGGCGACGATTGCGGCTACCGAGCGCGCGGTGATCGCGGCGAAAGAGAAGGGCTGGGTGTGGGACGGCGGCGGGGTGGTCTATCCGCGGTGCCCGACCAGCCGGCAGGTCCTCGCGCGCCGGCGCGCGAGGACCTGAGAGAGCACGACCATGTGGGAACTCGACGACGAGCCGACGGTCAACGAGTTACTCGGCAGTTGGTATCTGACCTGCCGGCGGCCAAAAGCCAGACCTCGAAAGAAGCGGCAGGCTGAGGTCTGCCCCAGCAAACCATGTCGAAGGTAACCAGACAAGACGAAGCGCTGTTGAAGGAGATACGGGACAACTTCGACTATGCGGTGAAGTTCTGGCAGGACACGCGCGACGAGGGCGACATCGACATGCGCTACGCGTCCGGGGATCCATGGGATCCGAAGGACAAGGGGGAACGGAAAGCGACCGGGCGGCCGTGCGTGGCGTTCGACGAGCTGAACCAATACTTGAACCAGCTCATCAACGACGTGCGGCAGAACAAGCGCGCGGTGAAGGTGAACCCGACGGGCAGCGGGGCGACGGACAAGACGGCCGAGTTCCGGGGCAACCTGATCCGGCAGATCGAGTACTCGAGCCGGGCGCAAGCGGTCTATT